ATTCTCCACTATGCGCCGGGGATCACCGAGGAACCGCTGGAAGTGCTGTCCATGTATGACGGTATGAGTTGCGGGCACCTGGCGCTAGATAAGCTGGGGGCGCATATCGCCCACTACTATGCCACCGAGATAGACAAGTACGCCATACAGACCACACAGCACAATTTCCCAGACACCATCCAACTGGGGGACGCTTTTCAAGTGCGGAATGATGGGTGGAGCCTGCCGGGGCCGGATGTTGAATGGCGGGAGCCCTGGCAGCAGTTTGAGAAGCAGGAGAGCTTATTTGACAAAGAGGTGAAATGATGGATTACAAGAAATTTGCAGCGGGCCTGCGGAGCGCGGCAGGCAGCTATGCCCTCTTTTACGGCGCGCCCCGGGGAGACCTGGAACAGGCGGCGGACGTAATCGAGGAGCTGGCGGCGAAGCTGGAGCCGTCCAGCGAACCGTTGACTCTGGAGGAGCTGCGGGGAATGGACGGGGAGCCGGTGTACGTTATGGATTTGACGGACGGCAACCCGGAGCTTACAGGCTACATTGTGTTCCGGTATCACAACAAGGACGGCTTCAACCCCCGCGGCGGCGGATGGTTTTATGCCTGCGGCTACGGCAGGACCTGGCTGGCCTACCGCCGCAGGCCGGAGGAGGGGAATAAATGAAACCGATCCTGTTCAACACTGAAATGGTCCGCGCCATTCTGGAGGGCCGCAAGACGGTGACGCGGCGGGTGGTGAAGCCTCAGCCAGTTTATAATCCTAACGACGGCTTTACATGGAAGGGTGCGGCATATGGCACAGATTTGCCGCCCACGGAAAAGGGAGCTACTTATAATTTTCGGTGTGCAGCTCCCTGTCGCCCCGGCGACATCCTGTATGTGCGGGAGACGTTTTGCCGGCAGCCCAGCGAGGAATATCCTTTTGTCTACAAGGCCAGTGTGGAAACACCGGCTGCATGGCAATGGTGTCCCTCCATCCACATGCCCCGCGAGGCCGCTCGGATTTTCCTGCGGGTGACGGATGTACGGGTAGAGCGGGTGCAGGATATTGATGATGACGGCGTTGTTGCAGAGGGTTTGAATATCGGCGACCCATTTGATGAGCTGTGGAACAGCACCATCAAGCCCGCAGACCGCGACCTTTACGGCTGGGATGCCAATCCCTGGGTATGGGTCATTGAGTTTGAGCGGATCAGCAGAGAGGAGGCGATTTCTGATGTCTAGCCGGCGCAGACTGACCCCGACAGATCGGCGGTCTGTGTACAACCTGACAGGAGGCCGCTGCGCCTACTGCGGGCAGGAGCTGGCCTTCCGGGACATGCAGGTAGACCACATTGTCCCGCTCCATCTCGGAGGCGCGGACGAGGCTTTCAACATGTTCCCGGCCTGCCGGAGCTGCAACCACTACAAACGCGGCATGGATCTGGAACGCTGGCGCGCACAGCTGGAGGCTATTCCGGCCACGCTGGCGAGGGACTGCTACACCTACCGCCAGGGAGTGCGGTTTGGACTGGTGAAGCCTGTATCGCAGAAGGTGGAGTTTTACTTTGAGAAGATCAGCAAGACAGACACCACCAGATGCGCAATTGGAGGGATACGACATGACTGATTGGATCAGCGTGAAGGACCGGCTGCCGGAGGCGTTTGTTCCTGTTATGGTCTGTCGGAGGAACCAGCATGGTAGACAGATCGTCGAGGCCGGTCAGAAGGATGTCCGCGATTGGTGGCGGGTATATGGGATGCGCACCAAGAGTGTGACCCATTGGATGCCTATGCCGGAGCCGCCGGAGGAGGCGCACCCATGAAGATCGCCCCCCGCCGCGACAGCTTCACCGCCACGACCGATGAACGCTACTCGGACAAGGTCTGTCTAGTCTGCGGCTACGGCATCCGCCGGGACGAAGTTTCCGCACGAGACCACAACGGAAAAATTTGCCACGCGGACTGCGTGGAGAAGGAGGAGAATATGGAGCATAACATTCCAGCGGATACCGTTACCGCTGAGTTGATCGTTGTTACGCAGCTTCCGGTCATTGAGGAGCGGTTACAATCCATGAAAGCGGATGTCGATGCGTTAGTTTTGGAAGGGCTATCAATGGTTTGTACTGGAGAAACCATACAGTCCGTCAAAGCAAAGCGGTCGGAAATCAGAAAGAAATGCAGTCAAATCAAATACAGCCTAAAAGATGCAGAAGAGTATATTTTGAAGCCGTTCCGCAGTATCGAACAATACTGCAAAGAACAACTTCTGTCACCATTGCAGGACGCAGATGAGAAGTTGAAGGTATCTATATCGGAGTTTGAAGATGGCATTATAAAGCGCCAGTGCGAGGAGGGCCTACGGGACTATTTCGCCGAGCTGTGCGCCAAACATCATCTGGACTGGCTTACATACGAACGCGCTGGCATCAAGGTGGATATGGCTTCTGCAAAGGCAAAGACACCCAAAAAGCTGCGGGAGCAGCTGACGGCCTTTGTCGCAGGAGTGGCAGAGAGCGTGGACCGTATTAACACATTAGAGGACCCCGAGGAAATCATGGTGGAGTACCAGAAATCCCTCAACGCCGCTGACGCAATCTGCACTGTCCAGGAGCGGCACCGCCGCATCGAGGCGCAGAAAGCCGCACAGGAGGCCCGCAGGTCCATCCAGGAGCAGGAGGCCGCTATGGTGCAACTGGTGGAGGCCCTGGCCCCGCCAGTGGTGGTTAAGGCGGACGAAAAAGACCCCAACGAGGTTATCCCCCGGCTTACATTTACCTGCGTCAACGTCACCCGCGCCAAGCTGCGCCGGGTGAGAGAATTTTTGAAAATGGAGGGTATCCAGTATGAATGAATTGAACGTGTTTTCTGGCGGAAGCAGCAGTGCCCCAGCGCTTGGCGCGGCGTCTATGATGATGCTGAGCAGGCAGGCCCAGGAGGTACAGGCTGCTATGGTGGTAGCCAAGAAGTTTCCCAGGGATGAAAGAGTAAGCGCAGACCGTATTCTGGCGGCGTGTTCCAGAGAAACCCTTGCAAAGGACGCTGCGTATGAGTACCCGCGCGGCGGAGAAACCATCACCGGTCCGAGTATCCGCCTGGCGGAGGCGCTGGCCCAGAATTGGGGGAACATTGACTTTGGCATTATTGAGCTGGAGCAGAAAAACGGCGAGAGTCAGGTTATGTCCTACGCGTGGGACCTGGAGACGAATACCAGACAGAGCAAGATTTTTACCGTTCCGCACGTCCGACAGACCAAAAAGGGCGTCCATCCGTTGACAGACCCCAGAGACATCTACGAAATGGTGGCAAACCAGGGAGCGCGGCGGCTGCGGGCTTGCATCCTAGGGGTTATCCCGGGGGATGTGGTGGACATGGCAATGAAGCAGTGCGAGCTGACGCTGAAGTCTAACAAGGCCCCTTTGGATGAGCGTATCAAGACGATGGCTGACGCCTTTCAGAATGATTTTGGCGTAAGCACGGAGGCGCTGCGGAGTTACATCGGGAAAAACGTGGAGGCGTTCTCCGAGGCGGACGTGATCCGGCTGGGGAAGGTCTACCGTAGTTTGAAGGACGGCGTGATCGGCAGCGACTATTTTATGGATAAGCTTCGGACGCCGCCGGAGGATCCGCAGGAAGCTGCGGAACCCGCCGCCCAGCAGGAAGAGCAGGTGGGTTTGAGCGATGTGTGATACCGAAATCTTCAAAGCCGCTCTTGCTAAATGGGGCTCTGATGCTCAGACTGTCATGGTGTTCGAGGAAATGTCTGAGCTCCAAAAGGAACTTTGTAAGCACTCCAGAGGGAAAGAGAATGCCGAACAGATTGCAGAGGAAATCGCAGACGTTCAAATTATGTTGGATCAGATGATTATTCTTCACAACTGCGAAAACGCAGTTAAGGAATATAGGCGCAGCAAAATTGAGCGACTGAAAATCCGAATTTTTGGTGGTGATTTTCATGACTTATGACATCCTCGCCACCGGCTCCAGCGGCAACGCCGTGGTTATCAACGGCGAAATCCTGATCGACTGCGGCGTGCCCATGAAGAAGCTGCGGGAGAGCGGGTACATTAAAAGCCTAAATCTTGTGCTTCTCACCCACTCCCACGGCGATCACTTCAACCCCGCAACGGTGCGGGCGCTCCATCAGGAGCGTCCCGCCCTGCGGTGGGGGTGCTGTGAGTGGATGGTTTGGGAGGACAGAGAAAAAAAGGTACCAGGACCATTGCTTAAAGCTGGAGTCCAACCAGTCTGCATTTACTTAATGGATGTGGCTAAAAAATACATGATTCCGTGTGAAAATGAACCATTTGTTGATGTCATGCCAGAATCTTTAATTCACGATGTTCCGAATTGTGGATGGCACATTGACGATTATTCATCCGAAATGTTTTACGCCACCGACACCAGCACCCTCGACCACATCACAGCCAAAGACTACGACCTGTATTTAATCGAAGCCAACCACACCCGGTCGGAGATTGAAGCCCGCATAGCAGATAAGCTGGCCCGTGGTGAGTTTGCCTACGAGGCCCGGGCGGCAAGGAACCACCTGAGCCAGGAGCAAGCGCTGGAGTGGCTGGCCCGGAACGCTGGGCCGAACAGCAAATACGTGTTTTTGCACCAACACAGAGAGGAGAGAAATAAAGATGGCTGAATACATTGAGCGGGAAGAAGCACTTGAGGCCTTGTTATACGAAATGTGTGGAACAGGCTACAAAACGACAGCTATGATGGCAGTCAGGCGAATCCCCGCCGCCGACGTTTCCCCGGTGGTGCATGGCCGATGGGAAGTGTCTGATACACCTTGCGAACGTTTTAAGTGTTCCGAATGCGGCGGAGGATGCTGGTATTACGATTACCAGGGAGACGTTGCAAAGAGCAGATATTGTCCCAGTTGCGGCGCAAAAATGGACAAGGAGGCCTCCAATGGAATGGAAGATTCTTGACATCGCCATCCCTGCCGAGCGTGACGCGGTGGCCCAGATCCTCTTTAAGAACGGCTACACCGTCCGCCAGCGGCGGCGGAAGGACGGGAACAAGACTGTGATATATATCGAATACAGGAAAGAGGACTGATCCTGTGGCAAGAAATTACGCGGCTCTCCCTCATGAGTATCTGGAGGAAATGGACATATTGAGCGACGCAGAGTTTGGACGGCTTTGCCGGGCATTGCTGAAATACAGCATGACGGGCGAAGAGGTACAGCTTGAGGGCGCTGAGAAGGTCCTTTTGAAAAGGGTATACATGCAGGAACGCCGTTTTCAGGAAAGTTATAGCGATTTGACAGAATCGCGCAGAGAGGCAGGAAAAAAGGGAGCTGCCAAACGATGGCATAAGATGGCAAGCGATAGCAAATCTATGGCAAGCGATATCAAAAATGCCTATACCGAAACCAAAACCAAAACCAATATCCCCCCACCTAACGGTGGGAGGGATACGCCCGCGCGCGTGAAGCCGCCTGCCCTGGAGCAGGTGATGGAGGTCGCGAAGCTGCGTGGATGCCCTGAATGCGCAAAACCGTTTTTTGATTACTACGCTGCCGCTGGATGGCGGGACGGCGAAGGGAAGCCGGTGTTTAATTGGCAACAAAAGTTTGTCCTCTGGCAGATGCGGGAGGACAAGCAGCGGAAGCAGCAGGACAAGGCCTCGCCAAGAAGTTTTGCCGATATTGCGGCGGAAATGGAGGGATCGCTGTGAATCTGCAGGAGACGGGGACCGTTCTGGATGTTCTGGAGACTGCTTATCCACGCATGTTTTCGGGACCGGGCGCGGTGGACCGAACGAAAGCCCTGGGCCTTTGGGCCAAGATGTTCGAGGACGACAGGGTGGACCTTGTTGCTGCGGCGGTGAAAAGCTATATCGCCACCGATGTCAAGGGCTTTCCGCCTCATATCGGGGCCATCAAGAACGCCATGCACCAGCTGTCTTCCGCCGGTGGGCTGGATGCCGCCCAGGCGTGGGAGCTGTTGCGGGAAGCTGCCTCCCGCAGCGGTTACGGGGCGCGGGAGGAATACGAAAGGCTCCCGCCTGAGGTCCAGGAAATGACATCTCCGGGGCAGCTTTACGAGTATTCCCAGATGGACGCTGACGTGTTCGCCAGCGTGATCGGAAGCAATTTTCAGAAGGCATACCGCGTCCGGCAGGAAAGCAGGCGCCGGGACGCTCTGCTTCCGCCAGAAGTGAAGCGAGTGATCGCCGGAGTGGCCGCGCATGCAGCGCTGGAGAGTGGGAGGTGATCGGGTGATACGCTTCACCATCCCCTATCCGTCCACCCGAGAAGGGATGACCGCCTGGAGCAAGCGATACAGCCTCAACGCATACTGGTCCGGAAAGCACTACAAGGCCAGAAGCCTGGACGCCAGAGAAATCCACGCGCTGACCCGGCTGTGCATGGGCAAGGCGAAGATCCCCAGGAATCTGATGGATCATCCGGCGGAGATATGTTTTTACTGGAATGACGGCCTTGAACTAGACAATCATGCGGCGCTGGTGAAGATGATCATTGACGCCATGAAGGGGTACATACTGCCAGACGACAACAGAAAATGGGTCAAGCATGTGTCCTGCGAGTTCTGGGAAAAGAAAGCGATCATGGTGGAGGTAATGCCGTATGGTTGATTGGAAGGACTGCATCGTGCCGTATGGAAAGCGGAAGCCGGTACCGCCGCCTCCGTTCCCGCTGCCGAAGAAGCAGATACCGGCCAAATGCTCCACCTGCAGGAACAGGACATGCCGCGAGAGGTTCGTTGCTGTGGAGTGGAAGCATTGCAGGGAGTGGGTCCCGGAGGTGAAGGGTGATGGATGAATTCTC